TTAGATTGACGAACCGGCCCTCGATGTAGGCATCGGCCAGCGCCTCGGGATAGCTCTCGCGCAGGCTCTGGATGTAGCCATCGGGCAGATACGGGTTGCTATAGCTCGGCGCCTGGATAATGCCGTGCTCGGCCGTGGCCTTTTGCACCCAGCGCCAGTGCGCAAAGCGAAAGCCCTCGGGCGTGGTGTACGCCGAGGCCTGGTTGAACGGCTCGGTAATGCCCGCCGGTTGCTGGCGATTACGCGCGATGATCCGGTTCCACGCCTCCCGAGCGTGCTCGGTCTTGAGCGTGTCGAGCTCATCGACGTGCGCGGTGTAGCTCTCATAGCCAACAATCCGCTCGGGGTTATCGAGCGTGCGCAGGATGAAATCCCCCCACCCCGCCGAGGCGGTGTAGATCGCGTTGTCCTGGCGGTTGTACTTATGCGCGATGCCGTGCTCATCGAGCTTGGCCTGCAGCCGGGCAGCGGTAATCAACCGCACCAAGTCATAGGTCGGTGCATAACAGGCGATCAGCGCCTCGGTGCTCTGACAGGCGTCGATCATCGCCGCAGCGACGAGTGCCTCGGACTTCCCCGCCCCGTAGCCGGCGCAGAAAAGCCGATAGCGCTTGGCGAGGGTGAGAAAGTCTGCCTGTGGTCTAGTCGCCTGTATCGTCAGTTGCACCGACAACCTCGATGCGCACGTGGTCAACGCTCGATGCGCTGCCATCGCTGCTCTGGTGATCGAGCTCCTGTCGATCCGACCAGCCCATGTTCTTTAGCGCAAAGATCGCCCCGGCCGGCGAGTTGCCGTGCAGGCGCTCCTCGTAGCTATTCTCAATGACCGCCTTTGCGCGTTTTACAGAGTCAGGAAAACCCTCGTAGGCCTTATACTCATCAAGGCTCTGCCGCGAGGCGAGACCGAGGTAGAGAATCAGCCCGGTCAGCGTCTTTGGCTTGTCTCGGGCCTCCTGGCGCTCGCAATACTCATCCACGAGGCGATCCATGTCCTCCGGTGATGCGATCTTTCTTGGCCGTCCCATGTCTTTGCAGCCCCCGGCTGTGTGTTACTCGCCCAGCAAGTCCTGAAGTTCGTCGGCCATCGCGCCCTCGCCGATCTCATCCATTAGCGACTGCGCGTGACTGATTTCGGCATAGGCACGATCGAGCACGCTGGCGATCCGCTCGCCGGCCTGCCAGCGCTAGGCGGCCTCGAAGTGAGCGATGATCTCTGAGAGCGTCATGACCTACTCGTGGGTTTCCATCAGATAGGTACTGGCGTACTGGCAAAGGCCGACGCCGGTGAGCGTGTCGCAGTGAAAGCTCATGGTCGGGTCGCCGTCCTGCTCCCAGACGATGACCATCGACTCGGGGGCGATCTGGCCGTCGCGGATGCTCTGCGCTACGGACTCAAGAAGCCCCGCGCAGGTCTCGGCCCGGTGGCCTTCCTGGTTAAAGCGAACGACATTACCCATTGGAGCGCACCTTCTCGGCGACTTTCTCGGCACTGCGCCCGACGACATAGCCGCCCAGGCCCACCTTGATCAGCTCCCACATGGCACCGGGGACTTCGAGCTGCAAACCGGCATCGAAAAACAGGTCGACGTAGGGAGCAATAATGTAGTTATTCGCCACAATCGATACGAACACGAGCATGGTGATCGGCCGCCAGGCGCTAGTGAGCCAGTGATCGGACTTCGCCTCGGCGACGACCACATCGCGCGCGACTTCCTGCGCGGTCTGCTCGTGTTTGAGCATCTCCATGCGCAGCTCGTGCGCGGCCTCCGCGGCCTTGTCCTTATCCTCGAAAAAGCGCCCGAGGACGTTATCGACCGCCTTGCCGAGCCCGGCAGTCAGCAGCTGCTGGATCATTCGTTCAGCCAGGCCTGGACGTTAAAGCACGGACAGGCTTTGTCGCTCACGTCACGGTGGCCGATAACATCAAGCGGACCGTGGCGCCGCTGGAGATCATCAACGAGATCACCGAGTGCCTCCCACTGCCAGCGGCTGAAGTTCGCCTCCGCGCTCTTTTCCTGCTCTTTCATTCCGCCGACCAAGCAGATGCCGATCGAGTCGGCGTTGTGGCCTCGGGCATGCGCACCCTGCACTTCTACCGCCCGGCCTTTCTCGACCCGGCCATCGCGGGTGATGACGTAGTGATAGCCGATGTCATCCCAGCCGCGCTCGTCCACATGCCACTCCCTGATTGTCTCCGCGCCGATGTCCATGCTCGGCGGCGTATAGCTCGCATGAACGATGATGGTGCTGAGGTTACGCATTACTTGTCGGCCTTGTCATCAATCTTGGCGAGGATTTGACGGATCAGCGCTTTGACTTCCTGCATGTCGTCGCGGTAGTCATCGCGCCGGAGATACGTCTCCGAGGCGTGGCGCTGCTGCTGTGTGATCTGCCCCTCGACTTTGGTGATCTCGTCCTGCAGGCGCTTTTCTGCCGCCTGGCGGGCCGAGGACTCAGCGTTGATCGATTCCTTGACCGATTGGATCGCCTGCCAGAGCAGGAAAGCCGTCCCGCCGAGGAGCAGGTTCACGGCCCCTGCGATCACCATCACTGCCGTTTCAAGCATCCCGGCACTCTGGGGCGATACTCACCGAGTAGGGGCCATCAACGCCCTTGAAGATGAAGTTAACCGGCTCGCCGCGGGCGTCGTCGACGATCCCGCAGATGTAGAGCCGATTGATCGAGCCCTGGTCGCTCACGACACACTCAGCCTCGCCCTGCATGCAGGCGAGCAATGCAGCGGCAAGTAGAGCGTTCATGGCGTACTCCGTTAGGCCTGGCACATCTCAGGCGTGAGGCGAACACGGCCAACCTCGCCATGATCGCGGTGATAAGTGATGACCTGTGCGCTGCGCTCGGCTTTGTAGCCGTGGCGACTCGCGTAGGCATCCTGTGCCGCGAGCGTCTGATGCTGCTCGACAGTCATCAACGATGACTCCTGCGCGACCTTGTGGTGCAGGTGGCCGACGTGACCGTATGACTGCTGGGTGCGCCCGTAGACCTCGCGGAACTTGGAGATAAAGGCCTGCTCCACCTCAGGCATTTTCTTCAGGTGCCCGTGATGGAAGAAAAGCGAGGTCTGACCGTGCTCAACGCAGTAGTAGGGATCGGGGCTCGTGTCGACCGCCACGCGAGGCTCATCCTCGTAGTGCGCGGCGAGCCATTCGCGCATGTACGCCGACGTCGCGAGGTCGTGATTGCCCTCGGCGTAGATGATCTGAATCTCCTCATAGCGCTGGGCGAGCATGTCGATCACCCGGCGCATCACCCGGATCACCGTGCGAGCAAGGAGCTGCAACCGCGTGTCGCTATCCAGCACATGCCCATGCCCCGGTGTCACCGCTTCGAGGCTGTCGTAGTGGCAAGCATCGCCAAGCTGGGCGAGGACGACCTTCTTTGCCGGCGGCGCCGAGGCGATGGCGGTCTCAAAGAACGCCACCAGGGTCTCCTCGGCAATGCTGATATCCCAGTCCGCGCCGCGCGTCTCCTCACCCCAGGCAAGGCTGCCCAGGTGATAGTCGGTGATCACAAAGCAGGACAGGAGATTGTCGCTGGCGGCCTTGGGCCGCGATTTGAATCCAGCGCGCGGGATTTGATCGGCAAAGCCATCGAATGCGCCCTTGAGCGCCTCGCGCACGGCATCCGCATCGCGGCTTGTCTTAACCCATTCGAGCTTGGGCTCGCCGGTCTCTGCGTCATACAGCGTCGAGCGCCCTTTGACGATCTCATCCGGCAGCGTCTGCGGCGCTGGCTTTTCTTCCATCTCCTCGATCCGCGCAAGCCGCCGGTAGAGGCCACGCAGATCAATACCGAGCATGGCCGCCGCCCCGGACTTCGTGCCGGCCTGATCAAGCGCGGCGAGAATCTGGGCGTCCGAGTATTTTTTAGGCATAAAAAAGCCCCGGTAGCCGCAAGGGCTCCAGGGCGCACTTTTTCCATGTTGCCTAGATAGTATCAAACTTCTTCTAGAAACACAACATCATGCGGCTTCGAGGCCGAGCACCCCCGCTATGTAGTAGTGGACCTGGTCGATGCGCTGGCGATACTGGGCGACGCTGACCTTCAATTTATCGCTCGCCACCCGGTCGGTATCCTGGGCGACGTAGCGGTAGATCACGGTCTGCTTAAGCCCGCCAGATAGCCCACAGATTGCCGATTCCATGCGCTCAATGGGCTCGGGCATCGGCAGGTCAGGGGATTTGCTCGACGACCCGGCACCCGGTCCCTCGCGCATTGCTTTGTGGATGATGTTTCGGCGTGGGTAGCCAAGGCCAAAGTCCTGTCGCTCACGCACCCAGTCGCCCCACTCAAAAAGCCGCAGGTCAACGTCTTTGAGCATCTCGCACCTCGTCGGTGGCTAATACAAAACCGTCAAAATCAAGCTCGGCAATCGGCGCCCGGTCATAGCCGCCCTCAAATCGCCCGAGAAGCACGGGCAGCGGGACGCGAAAGCGCCACGGCTGACGCGACTTGCGGTAGGCAAGCGCCGGGATCATGCGCTCGGCCTGCAGGCAGGCCTGGCGCCACCAAGCATTGAGCTGCAACGTTTCATGGCGTTTCACCTCAAGCGCCCACGGGTCGACGCCCAGGAGGTCAAAGCCACCGCTGCGTGTCTGCTCCAGATTCCGGGCACAGTCCAGCCCGAGCGCATCCGAGAGTAGATGCGCCAGCTCCCGCTCTGCCGTCGCGCCCTTTCGCCGCTGCGAGGCGCCCATTACGCCGCCTTGGTCCTCTGCCGGTACTGCAGGGCCGAGCGAAGCTGCGCGGGCCTGTTTTTGACGACATGCCGGATGTGCTTGAGATCAATGCCGAGGTGGCTCGTCACCCACCACGCGCTCCACGGCTCGGTGGATTCATGGAAAAGCCAGAAGATCGCCTCGATCTTTCGCTCCTGCTGCACACCCTGCCCCCGCTTGGCTTTGGTGACATCGGCAGTCGCCTCACGGATGGATAGCGCCAGTAAGGCGGCCAGCACCTTGCGCTCCTCAATATCTCGGCTGGTCTCATCGACCTCGCTGATTTTCAGCTCCCAATCATCCATAGTGAACAATCCCCATCTCGCGCCAGATCGCCCGCGTCTCCGCCAAAGCACGGATGACGCACTCGTATATCTCCGCCTCACTGACCTTTGCCAACGCCCGGTGGTCGACGGCGTCGTGACACCCCGAGCAGCCGATGACGGCGTGATCGTCGGAGGCCTTGGTGCCGACTCCGCGGCGGCCAAACGGCGCATGGCAGAGCACCGTCGTCTCGCTGTTGCCGTTGCAGTGACCTGGAATGCGCAGCGTGCAATCCTGCCCTCGGGCCGAGTAGCGCAGCGCGCGGCTTCGCAATGGCTCGTCTTTCGGAATCATGCCGCCTCCTCCTCGCGCATGGCCTGCTCAGACCAGCGGATTTCCCAATCGCTGCCGTAGGCGTAGATCAGCTCAATGAGCTCGGACAGCTCGGCCTTTCGCATCTTCGAGGTGCGCATGCCGAGCAAGACAACGCCACCGTCGAGACCCTGAGCCATGCGCATCTCGCCGCGATAAGCGGCGGTGAACACGTCCTTCCAGTCCTCGGCGGTGGCATAGACCGACTCGCCGTTGATGACCATCGGGCGCTGGCGGGCCACGTCCCGGAGCATCGCCCAGAGCTTGTCGTTTTGCTGATTGGAGCGAGTCGGGCGGGATAGCGTGATCAAAACCTCACCACCGGCCAGACCTGCGAAGGTCATGTCACGCGCCCAGTCCATTGCCGGGTTCAGGCCGGTGTAATCGCGGACAATGCGCTGCACCTGACTCATGCCGCCTCCAGCAGACGGTTGAGATACCAGATGGCCTTCTCAATGGACTCATCCCCGCCCTTCATGCGCTCTCGCCAGATGTACTTGAGCGCTGCGGACTTGCAGTAGCCGCGGAACTCCTCGGCGGTCATCGACGACTCGATCGCCTCGATGCACTCGACATCGCCCGCGGTGTAGTGCGGCGGCTGGTTGACGTAATCCGGCCCATTGAGCTCCTCGGACTCTTGGCGCGCCTCCTCATCCAAGCGGTCTAGTGCCTGCATGAACTCGCGATGCAAATGCCTGTCCTCTACCCTCGGCTCGCGACGGCCAAGCTCATCAGCTTCAATCTTAAGATGGTGCATCGCTTTCCTCCTGGTCATCTGTGAACGCGCTCTCAAACTGATCGCATGTCGCTGCGGGGCCTGTCGGTGCTTCGTGCAAATGGCACCAGCCAGGCGCGAAATATCTGCAATAAATGCAACGCTCAACGGTCATCCTTGGGCTCCAGATCGGTCACGCGGACATCACCAAAATGGGCACGTAGCTCGTCGACCATCTGTGCAATGTCGGGATACTTGTTGCGATTCTCGCTGGCGCTTGCGCTTTTCGGATCGCTCATATCGCCACCTCCCGGCCCGAGGTGTAGGGAACGTATCGATAGGCTCTGGCGCCGGCGTGCTCAATAAACTGATTGGCGTCTCGGTCGAACCAAAGCCGCACGCTCGGCTCGTCCTCGCCGTTGCGCTGTTTTAGGCATCGGAGCACCGCATCCGGCTGCTCGGTCTCATCGAAAGACTCGCCGGCCTGCTGTGCGATGCGCCGGGATTCTTCCTTGCGCTTGTTCCGCCAGAGTGCAAAGACGGTATCTACCATGTCGGTGATCGCCCCGGTGCCCTTGACGTCGAACTTGCCGGCGGGCTTGTCCTCGCTCTCGCCCTTTCTCATGTGCAGGCACAGCTGGACGTGGACGTCGTATTCGCGGGCGAAGTCGGTGAGCTCATCGACAAATTGCTTTTGGCCGTTGTAGTCATCCTCGGCAAAGCCGCACTTGGCGAGGTTGTCGATGACGAAATACCGGATGCCGTAGCGGCGCAGGCCGTACTTTGCGACCTCGATGATTCGCTCCGCCTTGGCCGTCCCCACGGCGTTAAACGCCCA